TCTTTTCCTTTCTTAGCAATTGATGCAACTTGGCTCTTACCCATAACTTTAGCCCTCTGTTCCATCACTGTTAATATTTGTATTTTGCGTGCAAAGGGTTTGTTCACACGTTTAACTTTGGCTACAGTTGCTCTTGCATCTGCTGGTGTAGCAAATTTTATACGGACGGTATCTCTTGGATTTTCGTCCGTATAAAGTCTACGTCCTGACCCTTTTGGCTTTTTACCTGTGCCTTTTTTCGGGTCAGCCATTATGCCTTCTTTTTCATCTTAGCTTTTTTCTTTTTAGCCATGACGAATTTTTTTAATTGTGGAGGGATCTTTCCACCTTTTTTCATAGCAACATTTCTTTTCATCATGCCGCCTCCCATCTTCGCTTTTCTCATTATCGTTCTCCTAACTTTTTTTTAAATTTATGCACTTTGTTACGAGCTTTTCGTTCAAGTGCTTTATCTTTCTTATCTAATGCAACTTTGACCTCACGTCTAGCTTTCATTAAATTCTTTACAAGACCTTTTTTATAGGGTCCTTCCTTTAGTGGGGAAATTTTGTATGATCTGCCGTTAAATTTTTTAGTTTTTGCTTTTAACATTTCCATCTTCTTCTAGCCTGACGTAGTCTAGAATTAGGATCTTTAGCAGCTTTCGGAAATTTTTTCATCTGTCCTGCACTTCTTGCGCAGAATGATTTACGTCGTTTAGCAGCTTTAGATCCTGGTTTGACTTTGCCAGTGACCGCTGTTTTTAATTTAGAACCAGGGTTTGCTCTTCGATATGCAGCAACACCTGCTCTTGTCATTCCAGCCCCTTTTTCAGTAGGTCTAAAATTCTTTTTGTTTCTTGCAGGCATTTTATCCCGTCTTCTCATTATCTAACTCCCATTCTTCTACCCATAAAACCACCCATCATGGCCTGTTTTCTTTTTGCAAATGTTTTAACATTTGTTGGTTTACCACCAACACCCTGTGCTACTGCTCTTTTTCTTTTTACAGCAGAACGTCTTTGACCTTCTGTCATAGATCTTGCTTTTGCAAGTGGGACGCATTTTGGATATTTACGTTTTGCATCTTTCTTTTGTTTCGATCTTCCACATTTTGAGAAAGAACCATCTTTCTTTTTACTTCCTATGTCCACCCATTTCTGGGCAAACCATTTATCTAAACCGTTCTTAGCCATTAGGAATTCTTTCCGACAGCCTGTCTATTCATTCCTTTTTTACAGATTCCACCACCTTTTAGACCCTGTCTTTTTAATCTAGCAGTCGCTTCCATTAATCCACCTTCAGCTTTACTGCCTCTGAAATCTTTTCTCTTTACTCCAGATGGATCTTTAATTTTACCAGCACAGATCTTGCTAGCATATGCGTTCGCGTATGCACTGGGATATATCTTGAATTTTCTTTTCGCTGCGGCTTTACCTCTAGGACATAGTTTAGTCATTATCTTTTCCTCGCTGTTTGTTTTGCACGTTTAAAGTCAGATGCTTTTGGTGCACCTTTAGCACCTTTCTTACGCATCTTACCACCACGTTTTCTTTTAGCATGTATGTTTGCATATAAACCTGGTCTAGACATTATATAAACTTCTTTTTGTTTTTCTTTTTCTTACCGTTAATTACGCCTCTACCTTTTAAAATATCAGCGAATGTAACTTTACCATCTCCTGTTAAATCAGGAAATTTCTTTTTCTTTTTTGGATTCGGTGATCCTTTTTTAGCCATCATTCTTTTTACTTTATCTTTTTTCTTAGTTTGTTTTGGTCCAAAAACTGCTTGTATTTTTTGAAGGTTAGATTTTCTACTTCCTAATCTTAAACCAACTCTGCCACCTTTAGCTTTTTTGACTAAATCTTTACCTTTTGTAATACCTGATTGTGTAATTCTTTCGCCTCTCATACCTTGAAGTTTTTGTTTTAATTTTTTTGTTTCATTTGCAATATTCTCATTAATAGGGTTAAATTTTTTCTGTACTTCACTTTTAGCTTTAATTATTTCTTTTTGATATTTTGGAATACCTTTAAATTCTGTGCCTGGTTTAAAAGACTTAATAACTTCTGTGCCAGTTGTTTTACCTTGACCAGATAATTTTTGAAATAGTTTAGTAGCACCAGCTTTTGCTCCAGCAACTGCACCTTTAAATCCGTAACTATAAACTCCCATTATTTTTTTCCTCCGTTTCTAAAAATCTGTGTGCCCTTTATACCATAAATCGACGCCACGACAAGGATCCAAAGATTTGTGAACCATGACGGGAGCTGCGAGAACATCTCAAAGAATAATTTTACCTTGTCCATAGCAGTTGGGTCATCCGATATAACAGCGTATGCAAGCACCAACACGGGCAAACTTAAAATTATTAAAACTGCCTCATCCTTCCAGTCTGACTGTCGGGCTTCTAACAGTTTTCCCTGGTAAGCTTCCTCACCTCGGGCCATTTTTTCTGCATGCATTAGTTGTGCATCAGACATTGCCATCTTCGTCCTCTGTTTGTTAGCGTAAATTTTACTTCCTGCAGAGACGGCTAATTTTATTGCCGATAACCACATAATTAGTACGCTTTAGAGTTTCTTCTTTTTTCTGCTAACATTCTTTTCTGACCGCCAACTGGCATTTCAGGTTTTCCTGTAGCAATATAATTAAAAGCTCCGTCTGCAGTCGTTTTAGATCTAGGATCCACCTCGATACTTTGTTCTGCAACCTTAACTTCTTTTATTTTGTCTAGTTTTTGCATTTATGCTCCTTTTTTTACTCCTTTTATAACACCTTTGTTCTTAGATGCATAGAATATCTTTTCACCTCTCTTTTTTCCGTACTGTTTCTTCATAGATTTCATAATTTTTTTACCTTTTTTGTTTAATGGCATTAATTATCCTCCGTAATCACCGCTGCTTGCTTGACTCCCGTCTTTGCAAGGCTAACTCCAGCACGTAATTTTGCTAAATCTTCGTTTTGATCCATTTTATCTTCTGCGATCTCGCCTTGTTGCATTAATCTTGCTCTTGCAAGGTCTTGTTGAGCCTCATCATTGTCTCTTTTTCTCTCATTTTCCATTGCACGTAGGTCAACCTCACGTGATTTTAGTTTTAAAAGAGGATCATTGTCAAATTGTGACGTAATTTTCTTTTCTTCCTTCATATATTCCTCTGTCATCTCTGCAATTAACACAGATTTTCTTGCCTCGACCTGATTTGTAAGCGCTTGAAGCTGTTGTTGCACCTGTGGATTTATAGCTGCCTGTTGTTGCATCATCATCATCTGTTGCATCTGCTCTCTAAACTCTAATTGTACCTGTTCTTGAGCCATCAAACTAATATGTTCTAAAATATTTTTCTGTATCGCTGCCATAACTGCAGGATTATTTCTAACAATGTTGGTTGACATAAAATTTAGGTGAGCTGTAATGTGTGCTCTGTGGTCTTGACCAGGGAAAGCTTGAAAAGGTTTACCAGCTAGTGCATTAATATGCTCTAAACTTGGGTCCATTGGCATGTTTGGTGCTGGTGGTGGTAGAACTGCATCAACATTTTTTACACCAATCGCTTCATACATATTTCTATAAATTTGATACATATTGTGTAGCTGTGGATTTGATGTTGCTATTTGTAATTGTGTTTGTGCAAGTGTAATTCTTTGTGACATTGAAAATATATTTGGATCTGCAACTGGAACAACATCTATTCTATCATCAAAATCTGCTTGTTTAATATTTCTTGCGCCACCAACAACATCATATGGATATTCTGGTGGTAGATATTGTGATACAACTTTTGCAAGTAATTTAAACTCATCTTTCATCGCTGCATAACATCTTTTGTGTATCGCACTCATAACTCTTGAACCACGCTCTAACAATGCAACGGTTGTTCCAACTGCTGCTGCTTGGTTACCATCACCAACCTGCATATCAGCAATGGCCGCGAATCTCTGACCTGCTTGTACAACAATACCTAAAAGATTTAATAATGTTTGTGATGGTTCTTTGTATGGTAATGGAAAGAATGCATCTCTTAAATTACCACCTGGTGCATCAACATCTTTAAATTCACCTGGTTGTATTGGAGCTGCCTCATCTCTAACTCTAACGCCTCTTTGTTTAAATCCCGCTGGTAGGTTTGATAAAGTTCCAGCATCTAATAATTGACGGAGAGCCGCCGTTGCCGTACGACTCAATCCGCCAATCATATGAATGAGTCCAAAGCCATAAAATCCTAGTCCTGGCAGAAATTTAAAGTGGACGAAATATTGGATCTTATTTTTCTTTAGATCATTGGGCGCATAGTTTCTCCGTATGGAGAGCACTACTCGGCTGCCTTCTTCTACAGTTACTATGTAGGGCAATTTTATTCCTGTTGGTTCATTTTGTGAATCAACTTCTTCAAAACCATCTAAATCTAAATTTACATGACACTCTAGTAGAGTATACATAGTTTCTTGTTTACCAACTTTTTTAGTGCCATCTAATTCTTTTTCTTTTTTCTCAACAGAATTTTGTTCTACGTTTCCTGGAGGTGAAAGCTCTACGTCTCTATAGAAACCATTTACTTGTTGTTTACGTAATTCGTTTTCTGACATTTTAATTACATGTATTATTGATTCCGCATCCTCTAAACTTGTTGCTGTATATGGAACTACTAATTCGTCAGCTGGCACAAACTTTGATACGACTCTACCCATTGGTACATCATAATAAACTTTTTTAAATGTTGATCCTGAAAGTGGTAGATGAAATAACATAGAATCAAATTCTGCTTCATACTCTTGCATCTCATCCATAATTAGATAATTCATGTAATCTTTTACACGAACAGCTTGTTGCTCTGTCTGTGGATTTTTAATACCTATTACTTGTGTTCTTACTGGACCATCAGCTGGTAATAATTCTTTATAGGCTTGCGCTTGAAACTGTGTAACTGCTTCAGCTAAAACTGGGTGTGTTGCACCACTTGCTCCTTGAAATGGTTCTGTTCTATTTTCATATTTAAATCCTAAAAGATCTAAACCTGTTTTATAAGATTCCTCCCAATCTTTTCTTGATGATTTATAGTCCATGTAGTTTTGCACCATGTCATTACCAACAGGTTCTAAAACATCATCAGGTAAAAGTTCTGCTAAATTGTCAAAATGATTTTCTGTTCCTGGCACATTAATTGCACCTGGTTCGTAGTCTAATGTTACACCACCGTCTTCTTCTGGTATGACCTCGATCGGTCCTTTGTCTTCTACTGGTTCCTGAACAGCAACATCTTGAATCTCTTCTTGTGAAGGGATCTCTTCTTTGTTTCTAGTGTTCGGGAGTCCTTTGTCTATTTCTGCCATTTAATACTCCTATAAGTTTCTAACACGTTTTAACAGACCTGGCAACCCTTGTGAGTTAGGGCCAGATTCTGGTGGAGGTCCTGAATCTACACCAGCTAGTTTAGCTATACCACCGCCTGCTAGTGATTTACCAAAACCTTGTCCTGTTACATCAGTGCCTAATTGTTCCATTACTCCTCTTATCTGAGGAGCTGTGCCTTGTTGTATATTCTCCAACGTAAAACCTCTTTCTCTATTAATTTTATCTAATTCTTCCTCGCTCGCTCTTCTTAATTCTATTGCCTTTCGTTGACGTTCAGATAAAAAAGGCACATCTTTTGTAAAAGGATTAAATAGATCAGCTGCAAATTTTAAAGGTTGAGTATAAGATTCTAAATCAAAAACAGGACTCAAAAAATCACCAACAGGTGATTTTGTTGGATCCACTTGTCTTTTTCTATCTTCAAAATCTTTTACTAATTGATCTTGAGTTCGTTTTTTAAATACATTGTCTAGATATGTAAAGCCTGTATCTTGATCGGCTGCTTTGTTGCTATCAAATCCCATTTTATTTAAAGTGCCTAAGTAATTAATAACAGAGTCATCTAAGTTTTTATTCGTGTTAACCAAACGATTTTCAAAACCCATTGTTGCATCAGAAGTTAAACCACTTGGATCTTGTTTTCCAACCTCTAATCCATACTCTAATTTTCTTTTTCTATTATCTAATTTATTTATATTTATTGTTTGTTGTAAAAGATTTAATTGATTGTCATCATACCCTAACTCTCTTGCTTTATTCATTAAGTTTTTTTCAAACTTTCCAAAATCTCCAAATACAAACGCTCTGTCAAAAGATTCATCTAAAGGTAGACCAGAAGCAAAATTATTTAAACCGTCTCCTAAAACAAAAGCAACCTCACCACCAATCAATGTTGTTGGATTTAAAACATTACCAGTTACTCTTGCAGCCATATTCATAGCTTTTGTACCTGAACTAGATTTTAAAAATTTAGCGAGTTTAGGATTTTCAGACACACTTTTTAAAAATCCCTTTGGATCTTGTTTAGCTGCAGGGCAACCAGGGCCCTCAGCAAAAAACATTCTACCACCTTTTTTAGCTTTTTTTCTTTTACAAATTGTTTGAATAACTTCTCCCAAACCACCCTCTTGAGATGCTTTAACTACTACATCAGCTACTCTTCCAAATTTTTTATTTTCTAAATTTTTTAAAAAATTTTCTATTTGATTAAGAGGGGGTGATTTAACTGCTAGTTCATCTACATCATTTAGTAATTGTGCATTTGCAAATAATTTTTGTGCTGTTTTTCCTGCAGTTCTTTTTTCGTTGTCAACTTGACCTTGCATTATAGCACCTATTGCTGCTCTATCTTCCTTTGTTAATTGTTTTACAGGTTTATCATATAAACCAAAACCTAAAACATTTGCATAGTTTCTACCATATACTTTTGGTTTTAAATTAAACTCATCTAATTGAAGACCTTGTACTCTCCCACCTGCTAGATCAACTACAGTAGATATTTTTCTATTATTAAATTCTATTTGTTTTCGTAGATCTTGAGGTATTACTTTTAAATCTTTAGCTTGTTTATAAAGTTTATTCTGTTCTGCATATAATTGTTTTAACTTATTCTCAAAAGGTTTGACAGCCTCATTGTTTATTTGCACAATCTCAGGACTATCAAAATCTAATCCTAGATCCATGACATTATATAACTGACCTGTTTTTTTAACTTGATCTAAACTCAAACGGTGAGCCTGTTCTAAAGGTTCACCTTTTTTAAAACCTGCTAAAATTTTTTCAATATTATTATCGGACACTTCTTTTATAAGATCGTATTTTTTTTTATTTGCTTTTTTTCTTATTGGATCAGGATCATCTCCTACTAATTTTAATTTTTTTCTTTCAGCCAAAGCTTTCTCTGCAGCTTTTTTAGTTGTAAAATATTGAACACCTATAAATTTTTCAGGTATGTTTGATATTACATTTGGTTGTAATGCAGCTGTGTTGCCAAAGTTTATTTTAAATTTTGCTTTTTCTGGTATGTTATATAATAATTTACCAGTTGATTTATCTACTGCTGTTCTATCTACGTCTCTTATCTCTCGTATTTTTAAATATTTTTCTCCTGGCGCTTGACCGTAAATATCACCTCTCATAGCGATAGACGCTGCTCTTTCTTTAACTGGAATGTTTTTTATTTTCCCTTCTTTTCTTAATGCAGCTATTCTTTTACCAACCGGTGATGTAGAAAAATTGCCTTCAAATTCTTTTGTTAATTTATTAGCAATAGCCTCTGCACCTAACTTATCATTATTTGCAAGTTCTATTATTCTTTTTTCTATCTCAGGCGCATATGGTTTTCTAAAAGCACTTTTAGTAATACCTAGTTCCTTTGCTTGTTCAACGAATGTCTTACCACCATTATCAAACCCGATACGTCCACCATCAGCCATGCCTGGTGTATCGTCATCATACAAATCAATAGTGGCTAATAAGTTTTTCATTACTCACCTAACATTCTAGCGATACCACCTGATGAAAATTCATCAGCTGCATCTGCTGCAGCTTCTGCGGCTGCATCTGCTGCTTGCTCTGCTCTGATTTCAGCCTCAATAACTCTACCCTCGCCTTTAGATAATTTTGTTTTTTTACCAGTTACGTATTCTTCCATCTGACGAGTCTTGCCTTCTAACATATCATCGACTGTATCAGCTATAACATCCACTGCCTCAGAACCTCCATCAGGATCTGTTGCGTATACTTCTACGTCGTTAGCAACAAATTCTCCTTTTGGTTTTGGTTCTAATTTTGCCTCACCTTGAACAAAAATATCAGCTCTTCCTGTCTCAGGTCCTTTTTTACCTGGTGCAGTGTAATTAAGTGATACCGGTTGAGAGTAATCATTTTCAAACATCACATCAACATTACCATCCATATCATCAACCCGCACACCAGGAACTTTATCATTTGTATATGTTGTGTATATTCTCTCATCAGTATCTACTCTTTTATAATAATCCATATGATCAGGATTGTTTGCTTTGTACTCTGGAGTTCTAGCAACATCAGAAAAATATCTTTCACCTTTGCCTTCTTTAAATGCTTGATCATATTCTGCCTTACTGACCTCTACTTTTTTTGTTTTAAATACATCCTTTGCTTTTCCCTCGTCTCTGAATTTATTTATAAACGATGGAAACCATTCTGGCATCTGTGTTGTGGTGCCTTCTAATTTTGTTACAGGTGTTTTTATTGGAGGAAGATTTTTAACAGTATCTGCACCTTTACCGATATTTAATAGTCCTGTTTTAAGTGCAGCTATGCCTCCAGTAACTCCTGCCGCTGCTTTTAAAAATGCCCTACGCGCCTTGTCTATCGAACCTATTTTAAACCCTGCACGTCCACCTTGTGCAAAATCTTCTGATAATCCTTTAAGTGCCTCATCATAAAGATCTATCTGTTGTCTTTGATCTAAATCATAAAACTCTTTACCAAATTTTTTATCTGCTAAATCTTCTGCAACAAGTTGCGCATTATATTTTCTATCTCCTTTTACAAATCCTGGTGACATATTATCGATCGCATCCTTAACCATTTTTCTATTTCTCATCTTAGCAATATTCTTTTTGTTCTCTGCCTCAATCATATTTTTTATAGTTTCTTCTGAAGACTGCACTGGCGCTGCAATATCATCTTTGCCACCACGGCTACCTGGTGGTGGTAGATCGTCGTCAATTGCTTTACCTCCCATAATCTTAGATCCTTTTGGTATCTCTTTACCTTCCATGTCAAACACTTTTGCAGTTTGTGTAGATTTAATTCCTTGTTGCACGTTTGATCTGTTCTCTATCATGTTGATAGCATTTTCTACCTGATTAGCATTCTTTAGTGAGTTTGGATCAACACCATTACGCATCAAAAACTCTGCTGTCTTTTGCACATTTAGATCTACAAGATCTTTATTAGGTAGAGTTGTCATCACACCTTTAGGTGAATCTCTCAATAACAATCTTACTATGAATTCTCTAAGTGCTTTTAACATTAATAATAGTTCCTTTTACGTTGGCCGATTTTTTCATCGACATAATCTTCAGGGTGTCCGATCAGACCGCCCTGTCTGAATCGCATGATTGCCTGTGTTGTTGAATCGACCAGGTCATCATGATCACCATAAGGAAACGCAGCACACTCTTCGATAACGTCGTCTGCGAATTTCTGCTCAGGCGCGTATATCATACCAGATTCAAATAAAGGTGCAACCGCATTTACACGTGCGTGCTTATCATTTCCCTTTGATGGACTAAAATTTACCACCGGTATATCCATCTGTCTAAGCTCGTACGTTAATGGTAAACCAGATGCTTTTGCTTCAATTATAACTGTTTCAGGTTTCCAATACTCGTATTGTTCTAATGCAAGACGTCTAAGTTCTGGAAACTCGTAACGCCCTTTGATCGCATCTAACAATATCAGACAGGCTGGACTATCCTCGTTTGGATAGAATATACCCCATGTGGTGATAGCTGAGTAGTCTGCTGTTTCTTTTTTTAAAAAAGCTGTGTCGTAAGATTGTATCACGTGCTGTAGCTGTGGAATATTCTCATCGGTATATTTCATCCACCACTCACGTTTTAATATGGCACCCTCCTCTGCTGTCGGGTTCTGCATCCATTGTGCATTCCATTTGCCCGTGGGCAGTGTTGCTTGTACCTTCTCAAGCTCATCTAATTTCCAATATTCAGGCCACACAGGTTTTTGGTTCTTTGATCCATGGTCCATGATTGCTGGAAACTCGACCACGTGCCATTGATCTGCCTTGACCTCTTTCTGATTATTAATTAGTTTTGCTGTCAGATCTTTGTTAGACCATCTTGTCATTACTAAAACAATTTTACCACCAGGCTGCAAACGCTGACGCGGACCTGACGTATACCATTCGTATGCTGATTCAAGAGCCGTGGGTGATAGTGCATCTTGCTCAGAATGTGGATCATCTATAATTAGAAGATCTGCACCACGTCCTGTAATCGCACCACCCACACCGGCTGCAAAGTATTCGCCGCCCTGTGCAGTCTCCCAACGTCCAGCTGCTTTACTGTCCTCTTGTAATCTTGTCTTAAATATTTTGCCGTAGTCCTCACTATCAATCAGGTTCTTGGCTTTTCGACCAAACCTTACGGCTAGTTCACCAGTGTGCGTTGCTTGTATAATCTTGAGCTTTGGATCACGGCCCACCATCCAAGCCGGAAGTAAGTATGAGGCAAACTCCGACTTAGTGTGTCTCGGGGGCATATTAACTATTAGACGAGTTATCTCGCCTGTAGCCAATTTATTAAATTTTTCTGCAATGTGCCTGTGATGGGAGCCCTCTATAAAATCGGGCCACATACATTTAACAAAAGATAAAAAATCATTTTTAGCTTTATTCTGTATCTTTTTTTCTGCATGCATCACCTGAAGTTTTTTAAAAGTTTTTCTAACGTCTGCAGGTAGTTTACTTATGTCTATATTATTCAATTCCATAAAAATTTTTTAAAAAATTTTTTGCACTTGTTTAAAGTGTTCAAAATGTTTTTACCAGCTATAACTCTGTAAATCAAGCAATACAACCTAGAGTAGTGGGACCCCTTTTTGCAAAAAGGGGGGGCTGGGTACAACTTATAATTGATTATTGTATTTTATTTGGGACCCCTGGCGCGTTAGCGCCAGGGGCAAGGAGTTAGTTAGCCCAATAATTTAAGGCTTGTTTTTTTATTAGCATTGCAGGACCAACAACAAAGTCTTTACGACCTGTAACGTAGTTGTCGTTGTCAAATGTTGCTTTCCACAATGCTGAAGCTTCTGGATTATAAGGTAAGTTCATTAACTTGCCTTCTTCATTGATTAATAAAAGATCACCATTTGGAAAAGTAATACACTCAACCATGCCACCTACAAACTTTGAAACCTCTTTGTATTTTGGCTCATCTTTTTTATCTTCAATGATTTTAAACTCAGATGCTTTTGTGTTTATTTCTGTATTTGTCATATCCTATATTCTCATGGATTAGAGTTATTGTCAACCTCTTTTATTTCCCAATTATACCAACTACAATTTTCATATGGTTTAGTTTTCTTTGGGTCCTCGATTGGTGTTTCAAGGCACTCGGTCCTTGGATGTAAGTTAATAAATTCTTCCCAATGTGCATAAAGAAAATCAGTATAACAACCTTGACTACAAAAATGGGACCAACAATTATTCCTGTTCCAATTATTTTCTGCAATCTTTCTGGTTCTTAAAACCTTTGAACCTTTAACACCTCGTACTCTGTCAACAGTATGTTTTGTATGGCACTTTGGACCATGACACCAATTCTATC